AAAGTAGTTTTGTGGATTTGAGCTGAAACTTGGTTGATCTTAGTGATCAATGTTTGGTTCCAATCTTTTTGAGTGTAACCTTGTAAAGTTGCACCACCAGTTCCACCGTATTTCCACTCATTGTAATCCCATTTAGCTTTCCAAGCCGCACCTTTACGTAAATCACGTAAGATTTCACGGTCAACTTCAGCTGCGATTTGCTCAGATAACAATGCAGTTAACTCAGCTTCAGCATCGATGTTGTGGAATGCACTAACGTCTTGTGCCAATTCTGGAGACCAGCTAGCTCTTAATTTTCTTTCAGTTACAGAAACTGTCACAGAAGAAAGGTCAAAAGATACTTCACCAATTTGATCTTCAAATTCTAAAGATGCATATCTACGGTAAGTAGCTACGAAATCAGCACCATCTAAATCTGTTGTACCTGTTGGAGTGAATTTTGAGAAACCTGAAGTTGCTGAATATGTTTCTAAATCTACACTTAAGTAGATAATACCATTTTCATCACAGATATCTTGATATCCAGCACCGTTAGCCGCATCAAATCTTTTTGTACCGTATTCAACAATACCTTTACCATATTTTTGTGTTACCACATTGAAAGGTAATGAAGCACCAGCTCTAACTTTAGCAGATGAAATCTGTAAAGAAGCTAAGAACTCTTCTGTATCCATTTCGTTACCGTCTGGACCAGCTAATTTACCTTGACCTGGTTTAGAGAAACCAGTTAATTTAACAATCACACTAGATGATGCAGTTGAACCTGAAGTTAAAGTTACTGGAGAACTTTCAACACCAGTTGCAAAAGTAACGATAGAAGTACCAGTTAAAGATACGTCAGTAACTTCTCCTTTAGAGTAGTCAAACAATCCTTGATCTGCGTCATCTCCACCTTCGTAGAATCTGTCGTATAAGTTATTTCCTGTGTAACCAGTTGAAGCACTTCCACCAGCTCCTGGCATACCATATGGAGAATAGTGAGCTCCTGAATTTCTTTCCTGAATTTTAGGAACGAAGAAGAATAATTTACCAATTGGTAAGTTCATAGCTTGTACAGACACGATGTCGTTAGCTAATAATTTAGAGAATACACGACGAATGATAGGGAAAACTACAGTCTCGAAAGAACCAGACGCATCAGCTACTGCTGCTTCGTTGATTAAGTGTGACGCTTGGTTTTCATACAATTGTGCGATGTTATCTTTTTGGTGACCTTCTAGACCTTCTAAGAATCCTAGTTCGTCCCATTTTTTGATGGTATCTTCTTTGATAACTCTAAGGTGTTTTAACCCGATGTTACCAACCATACCGCTTTCTAATAATGCTCCCATTTTAAAATATTTGGTTTTTGTTTTTTATTTATTATTTTATTTTACTCATTAAATCTTTCATTCTTCTGAATTGTGGATTCTCGTAAGCTTTCGCCTCAGATAATACCTCTTGAGAAGATGAAGATGATGGAGTGTTAGAGATTTTCTCAACTACTGATTCAGTTACTGTCATTTTAGTACCTAATTCAGATTTTATTGTGCTGAACAAGTTTTTAGCCTCGTTCATAGTTGAAATTGAATCAAATCTCTTTAATATGTTCAATTTCTCCTGTTTTGTAGTAGAATGTTCTGTGAACAAACGAGTAGCATAAGCTAAGTTTGCGTTGAACACTGCAACTTCATTTAATTTCTCCTTGAAAAGAATTAAAGCTTTCTTATACTCAGAATTTTGTTTCTTAAGTGTTTCAACTTCTTCATTCATTTCGTGGCGACCAGCTTTGTATTTTTTACCTTGGTTTGCCGGAGTTCTAACGTCGTTACCGTATGTTCTTGCCGCTTCGGTAGCTTCAACTTCTTTACCATCTTCTTCAGATTCTTCTTCAGAAACCTCAGCTTCTTCTTCTTCCTCTTCGTCTAACTCAATTTCGTAGATAGTTTCTTCACCTAATTCTGGAGCTTCTTCAGAGTCATCTCCGAATTCGTCAGCAACAGGTGCTTCACTTTCTTCACTATCAAGTTTAATGATATACTCGTCATCACCCAAGTCAAGATTAAGGTCATTACCGTCTTTCTTAACAACAATACCATCTTCTGGTTTCATTGCTTTGAAAACTTTTAAAACTTCATCATCTGAAGCTCCGGTCATATCCATTACATCTTCATCATCTGTGTCTACGTCATCAAAAGATGGTTCATCGATTTCCTCTTCTTCATCGTCAGACATTTCGTCTTCAGAATCCATAGATTCGATGTCTTTACTTGGATCATCATTATCAAGGTCATCAACATTTTCAGAATCGTCTTCACCTTCTTCATCGTCGGCTACTGGTTGTTCTGACATATCATTTGTTCCCTCTTCATTAGGTTCAGCAGAATCATCTCCCATTGCAGGAGTTTCTTCTTGTTCCTCTTCTTCCGATTCTTTAAGCAAATCATTTAGTTCTTGTTTCATTGTTGAAGCAAGTATACCCTTTGCATTTTGCTTTACTGCTTCTTCAAGTGTTTGTACTTGAAGTAACGCTTGTTCTAAAATGGATTTTTCGGTCATTTTTTTTGTTTTATTACTTTATAAATATTACGGTTTTATGGAAAATTCTCTTTTCTAATATTAGAAACCCTAAAAAATTGATTATTTAGATAAAAATTTATCTAAACCCCCCATTAATTTTTTCATTCTGTCATCAAGTATCGGATTTTCCTTTACCGATTCTTGATACTGTTCTCTGTCTTCTAGGTCTGCAAATACATATGCCCCAGGAGTAGATGGTGACGATACTAAATCAAAACAAACTAGTTCAAAGTCTTCCTGAACAATGTTTTGACCTTTTACGTTCTTTAATGAACCAACTCCACGAGATGAGATACCAAGAGTTGCTCCGTTCATAATTAACATTGCCGCTTGGTCTCCCTTAGTAGATACAATACCCATCTTTCTCCAACCTGGAGAAGTGAATAATTTTATTTTACCCATTAACATTTTTCCTTCCCACCAAGTCTCAAGAATAGAATGTGAAACTCTATCCAAATCGATAAGTGAAGACGAAGGGTGGTTTAATTCGTTAAGGGCTCCACCTTTTTTAATAAGTTGTTGGTATTTTTGGTCTTCTCTCTTAAGAATGACTTCGGGGTAGATTCTCCCGTTTTTGTTCGGTGTGTCGTATTTTTGCAAAACGGCATAAAGGATAAGGTCTTGTGAAAAGTCCATATCCTTCATCTCCGATATAATTTTTTTGTTGTCTTCGGGGGAAACGTGTCCAGCGTCGTACTCGATTAATATTCCTTTCCCCGTCTCATTAGGACCTAATATCTTCATTTATAGTTTCTATTAATACTATAAATACAACGATATATAAGTTATTTCTTGTTTTTGTAGAAGTTAAAGAGATTTTTATTAGATAATCTATCGTCGATGATGGATTTTATAATGTCTTTAACTGATAATTTAATGTTTTTAGACTTAACATCGAAGAAATTATCAACATATAATGTAACCTCAAGGTTCATAAATGACCTTTTATTTAATTTTATACCCTTTGTTCTAATATCTAAATCTACAATACATTGAGGTTTGAAATTTTCATTTTTTAAATTGTATATTATTTCTTTTATTCCCCTTCTAGTTTTATTGATTAAATGATCAAAATCATCCGTATCATTATTTGGTTCTACCCAAGCATTTAATTTTAGGTAAATTGTTTTTAAGTTTTTGAAGTCTACGGTTCCGTATCCTATTTTCACTTCGTTGTATTCTCCAAGGGAGATATACTTTCCTGTTTTCATTTATATTTTCATATTATTTTTATTTTATGGTGTTAAAAAAATATAAACTAAAATATTTGAAATACCAAAAAACATTTAGTATATTTGGGATATAATTATAGATATGTTATATATTAAAGTAGACAGTAATAAGGGAATCGAGGGAGCTCTAAAGCTGTATAAAAACAAGGTACGTAATACCAAACAAATTCAAGAGTTAAGAGAAAGACAAGAATTTGTTAAACCCTCCGTTGTGAAAAGAACACAACGTTTAAAGGCAACGTATATTCAACAAATTAAAAATGGTCTTGATTAAACAAGACCATTTTTTAGTTGAGTAAGTCGATAATAATTGTATTTGGATAAATCCATATCTTGAACCTCATCCTTTACTTTACTTAATTTAGTGGTTAAGTCGTTGTCGTTAGATTCACTTAAAAGTGAACCAACTCTATTAAGAATAGATTCTTTTAATTCTGTAGTTTTCAAAACTAAATCTTCATTTGAGATTGAAAGAATAGTTTTTAATTCTGTTTGTTGTTCTTCATTTAAATTATTACTGTATAATACATTAAAGTTATTTGCTAAAACAGCGTGTAAAAGATTCTCATTTGAGGTATATGTTTCTAATCCTGATTCTTTAATTTCTTTCTTTTTTGTTAAATGTTCTACTAATTTTTTCTTAGCAACTACTTTTTTGTCAATATTTTTTAAACTATCTTCTTCTAGTAATTGGTCAATTGAATCGTATAACTCATTCTCATCAATTTGAGTATTGTAAACAGACATATTAATTACTTCACAGAAATCCTTAACTTTAGTTGCCTTTTGTTTTAATATGTTTCCAATTTCTTCAACATATAACCTTGCAGTTTCTTTATCGTCAAAGTATTTGTTTTCGATTTCTTCGTAAAACATATACATTTCTTTAAAGTCCTTATTCTTCTTAACTACTTTAATTAAGTTCTTAGTGTTATTCTTAAGTTCTCCTTGCTCGTAAGCTTCGGTTATCGTTTTCAATAACTTGGATTTAATCTTCCCGAAATTGTTCATTTTTAATCGTTTAAAATGTCTTTTATTTTTGTTTCTATTTCATAAATATTACGTTTCGCCTTATCCATATCAAATAAGTCATTAATTGATAAACTTTCGTCACCTAACATCCCTAATATTTTTGATTTCTTAGATTTAGATTCACTAAGTGGTGCCTCTCCTCCTGCATCAGCTGGTGGTGGTGATCCTCCACCCATATCCATTCCACCTCCCGCAGGTGCTTCACCAGTTGCCCCCGCAGCTTCCGCCGCTTTTCTCTCCTCTTCTGGAATCCCATACTTAGCATCCACATCATCAAATACTCCTGAACGTTTAATAACATTTTGAGTATTTGTTAATTCAAATCCCATTGCTCTTTCTAAACGTTGTTGTTGTAAATCAAGAATAACTTCAGAATCACTAAATCCAAGTATATTCTTTTTAGCCCAAGTATGTGAAACAGGTAATATACCAACTTGTGATTGGTCTGAGGTTGCATCTTTATAAAGAGTAACCTTTTCTTTCCATTGTTCTATACGTAATAAATCAGATTGTGCTGATGGGTTTGTTAATGATAATGTAAAATTATTTAATTCATCTTCTAAACCCATAAGGTATAAATGAACTAAAGCGATTTTATTTAATTCTTGAATTAATGATTTTTGTATTCTATTAATTGTTCTAGCGAAACGAATATCCATTAACGCTAAAGTTTTACCTTCACCAACAACTTCTTCAAATCCTAAGAACGCTTTTGGAATACGTAACGCGGCTAATAATTTCTTTTGGATATATTCAATATCAGCAATCTCACCTAAGTTTTGTGCTCCTGGTAAAGTTTCGATTGGGTTTGTTTGTGACGGATCACGTACAGGGATAAAATAATCTTGGTCAACAGCCATCTGATTATATCTCATATCCACATTACCATTACGTGGATCAGCAATAGCATCTCTTTTGAATTTACTTGCCACACGTTGTACATATGGTTCAATGTCCTTATCGTCCATATTACCAACGAATACTTTGAACACACGTCTTTCAGGTGCTCTTGATGTTCTGTAAATTAACATTGCGTCTTCAGCAAGTAAAAGTTGTTTCCAAATTCTTCTAATCTTGTCTAACATAGAAGTACCATAAGGTAGTTTTCTGTCATCACCCAATAATCTAAAGTGAGCAATCTCCCAAGCTTGGAATTCCATTTCTTTGTTCTTCCAAGTAAAACGTAGTTCTCTTGTTGGAGATTTAGCGTCAGACATTTGTCCAGGGTTCTTAGATGACGAACCCTCAATTCTTTCTATTTCAATGTTTGGTAATTGTTGTACACCAATGATACCCTTTTCAGGGTCAATTTTTAAATAGACAAAATCATCACCATATTTACATAAACCTCTAGCCCACATTTGTAAGTTAGTGTTTATATCTAATTTGTTGATAAATAAATCTTCTAATATTGTTTTAACTCTATCTGATTCAGAAAAGATTGTTAATATCTCACCCTTTTCTGAAAGTGTTGTAGACTCTTCTGCGTAGATATCTAAAGCTGCCGAAATTTCAGGAGTAAACTCCATAGATTCATAATCGTAATAGGCCGCTAATCTGTTTGGTTCATAATAAACCGATTGGTTATAAAGAGATTGGTCTAATTTAGCCCATTTATCGGCAACGTATTGACTTTGTTGTGCTTGCAACACCGCCTTTTCGTACTCTTCTCTATTGTCCGTCTTTAGTATTTGGTCTTTAGAGAAATTAAATGAAGGGATTTGGTCTTTTTTTACCTGATTAGGGTAACCAAACATCCTTGTTAATTTCTGAAAGACTGTGTTATTATTCTCTGCCATCGTATATAAATAGTTTTCTTTACAATATAAACCTTTTTATTTAATTAGGAAACGTTATTTACTTTTTCCGAACAACCAAGAGAATTCCCTATACATATCTTTTGGTACGTTATGTGGGTTATCCTTATGAAAAAAACTTGGGTCGGTAGCCATCGCCCCGATTGGGTCTAACGACGTTCCATATGAATAGTGTGATTTATTAACCTCATATGTCCTTTCTGACATAGTCCAAGACTCTAACATTGCTTTGTTTGCGTTTTCTGTTTTTTCAAGTTGATTAAAACAAATGTCCGCCGAATATAATGCCATAGATAAACTCATAATGGCATCATCGTGAGCACCTTTCATATGGTCAGGTCTACCATTCATATAAACAAACGTATTAAGTTCATTTAACAATCTATTAGACCTAACACTAAACCCTTTTCTCAGGGCCTCTTCAAACGCCGCAACAATTTGAGTTCTTTTATTATTAAAATTTAAACCTGGTATTTTATCTAGTGCTTTCTTATTGTACTCCCAAATGTTTTGAGTGTTTATTCCATCAATATAAAGATTCTTGTAATTTAATTCTTGTAATTTTCTTGATGTGGCAACTCCCATACCTCCCGTAATATCGATAACGATAAAGGCATTACCATATAAAATACCCCATTTATATGCCACCGATGCTAAATCGTCTGGAGGTATTTTACCAATATATTCCGCAACCTGTTCCCTATCATCAAAATCTATAATGTTAATAGATGAAAAATCCTCACTATCACCTCTACTAACGTCAACACCCATAATATATCTGTGACCATTAATTGGTTCTTTCCATTGCCAAAAGGTTCCTTGCATATATTTCTCGATTGGTACCCTAATCATATTCTTAGCAATATTCTCTTGAATATCACCAGGAATAACTCCATCTCCA